CACCGTCCTGATGACGGAATCTGCGGTCTTCTTTACACTCTTCACAATACAGCTCATCTGGGGAGCAATCCTCTCCACAGTTTTCGCATATTGTATAATCTTCTTCAAAATCTGTTAAGTCATCCATGTTTTTCTCCTTTATTTACATAATATTTTAACGTGCTAACAATCAATTCAAACTGTTCATCCTCTAAATCCATCTCCATTAATTCATCGAATGTATTTTTTAAGATGTGTAGTTTCCAATAGAATTTCCAATCTACACCGTCAAAATCATATTGCTCTACGGTGGTTTCTTTGCAATCGGTGCATAATGGATATTTATACTCTTCATCCATTGAGTAACTTCTACAACATATCGGGCAAATTTTCATATTCATTTGAATAAGTCCTCTGTGTTTTTGTCCATCTCAACCGTGACCGTATTAGGCGGGAGTTCTTCCAGCCATTTCATCACTTGATTGTATTCATTAAATGCAAGGTCTTTAGTTGAATTCTTTTTAAAATTCATCTGAATAAGAGAATGAACACCCTCTCTTGTCCAGCCCAAAGACCTTGCCTCAATGTATAACTGTTTATAGTTCGGCTTCCAGTTCGGAGGTTCTATTGCTTCGTATCTTTTAGCTATTATCGGCATATCAAAAAGGTAATGGGTCTTTGTCTTCATCTGGCAACGGGACATCGTCTTCTTGAGTCCCCATATCGTGAACTGCCTTATCTTTCATACCTTGAATCCATTTAGCAAAACCGTCTGGCATCACCGAATATTTACATTCGATTTTTGTCATTCCTTTAGCTATCGGGGTTACTGCGCTGACTGCTCTGCCGTCATTTTTGGTTTCGGTTATGTTTAAAAAGCAGTTTGCTCCGATAAGTTTTTCAAGGTCAAATCCTTTTAGTTCTTCTTCTGTAAAAGATTTTCCTCTCCAAGATTCGAGGTCTTTACATAGATTAGCTTTTTCGTTCAGGGATAGCGTGTAAAACTTTGACACGAGGAACGGTTCACCTGCACCATTACCTTGTGTTTTCTTCTCTGCAAGTTCCCACGTTATTATAACCTTATGGGATATTTTAGGTGCGCCCATATATTCGCCCATTTGCTTTCCGATGTCGTTTACAAACGAGCATACGGCTTGTTGCATACCTGTCGGGGCTTTTTCAAAGTTTCCTGATTCTCTTGTTGCTGTTGTTGGCATTAGTGTTATTCCTTTCTTAATTTAAAGCCATCCCTAATCAGGTCGTTCATCTTTTGCACGCTTCATATACCACCGACTCGTGTTTTCACACATTTCTCGGATGTGCATTTGGAAATTTTAGATGCCCTCATTGTAGGGATAGCATTTTATTTTATTCGATATTTTTATTTATTACAACTATTTCGTTTTCTTCTATATACTTCAAATCTACTTTGGTCGGATATGTTAAAAACTTTGGCTTTGCGTTCTTGTTTTCTCTGTGCCAAATTTTTTGAATATGTTTAAAATCCTCAAAGTTACTTAATATCTCGTCCCTGTTTATTTCCTTTACTCTTACTCCTTTCTTGTTTAGTTTCGGGTTAAGCTGAACGATGCTTGCTATCAATACTTGTTTATTCATTTCAAGCCCCACCGATTCAGCATAAGCACTTACTTGAATTTCTGCTGTGTCGCCGACAAATGAACCTGTTTTCCAATCGAATATTTCTATCTTACCATTTACATCTGCAATCAAGTCAACCGTTCCTGCGTATTTGTCCGCATCATTCCAAGTTAGGTATTCAATCCACTCTTTTTCATACTTGACTTCATTTTCTTTTGTGAATTGTTTCCACCAGATACACCAAGAGAGGTATCTCTCCCAGACCTCAATTTTAGTTTGTCCTTCAAAGTATTCGACCGTTTCACCGTGCAAGGTCAACTCAATTAGCTTGTGAACATCCGTTCCGAGCTGTCCTGCTTCATCCCTAACAGCGTACGGGTCTTTGGTTGTTTGTAACCATATTTCATATCCAATTCCTTTGGGATATGCTTCAAGGTATGTCGTAACGCCCGGAACGACCTCATAAGTTCCCTTTTTCTTATCAATTAAACGCTTATACCAGCGTTGGTCAAACATTGTAATTTGTTCAGCTTCGATGTTGTAGTTTTTCACTTAGTCACCTCCGTGTCAAACTCTCCGAGTTCTTCGGTAAGATGTGGATTGTCTATATTTTGCATTACTTTGTGGAGTTCTTCAAGTGTATCTTCACCTGTGGAATAAACATAATCCGTATAATTACTGTTTCGATAAGCCCGATAAACGGGTTTGTTAAATATCGGACTCCATTCCTTTTTTACATAGTATTTCATTTTGTTCTCCTTTATATTTTAGTTAAGAAATAAATTATGTGACAGACAAAATAACCTGTTGCCAGAGTTATAATTACTGCACATATACGTTTAACGGTCGTTTCAATCTGTCGGCTTTTTGCTTCCATTTTGTTTTCCCTTCATTTAGTTTTTCTATGATTGTTTCAAGGGCTAATATCAACGCTTCATCGCCACTCATAATCTCGCTATATTTAATGGTTAATTCTACTATTTGTTCGATTACTTTGTCTTTTCGTTTTTCCATTTCACCCTCAATTCCAACGACCATAGAGCGGGTGGCGTGAGTTTAAGATTATTGTTTTCATTTGTCGCCTACAAATATGCCAACCGCAGTTTCAATAAGATGTGTTCGGTCTCTAATTGTTGGATAGTTTTTCTTAATATACTTTTCGATTTTTTTTAATAGCTCTGGCTTGAGCCGTGTTGTAATCATTATTTTGTTATCTTTCATATATCCTTCTTGTTTAACTATACGAAATATATAAAACGTATATATGAATGTCAAATTTTACCAGCTTATAAAATAATTTTTCACTCTTTTTTTATCGCTGTAAACGTATATAATATATAGCTTTACGGGATTTAGCCAATTTCAGAAAAATAAATTCAATTTATACGGTTTGAAAATGATGGGAAAATATAAAAATCCACCGTGTGTCTTATACGGATGGTTTGCGATTAGAATCGCACAAAATCATAATTATACTCGGTTTACAACTTTAGCAATACTTACAAAACAATAGTTGTCAATAAGTTGTTTACTGTTAACTTTGGGGTATGTTGCATAGGGTCGGTCAATAATAATCAAACCTGAGCGATATATGAGCGAAATTATGCTATTTAAAAGTGGTGATAAACCCTAATATTGTTATAATCTACCTTGTCATTAACAAAGTTTAAAACCATATATCCAAACGCTGGCATCCGTCCAGCCATACGTCCGTTGAAAACATAATCAAAAGCAATCTGGTCAAGGTCAATCATACAGGGGATTTGATACAAAATTTTATCTCCTACCTGCACCATTCCGCATTGGTGATTATGCGCTTGGATTAATACCTTGTAACCGTCAAGGTTCATATATGTATCCCACTCATCTAACTTAGGTTTGATTTTCTGAACAGGTTGGGTTAAGATAATTGAAGATACTTCAGCGTGACTAAAAACCACATCGTTGTGTTTATAAATAAAATCTATTTTACGACTGCCTATGGTCTTTTGTTTAACTATTTTTAAATTAGGGATTTGCTTTAAAAGTATTTCAAGAAAATCTAATTTGATAAACGGCAATAATTCGTTCGGGACGTGGTCATACATATATTTCCTCAACCTCTGGTCATGGTTAGCGAGCATCAAATAAACCTCGTCAAACTCTTCTGCGACCGATTTAAGAAATTCAAAACCCATTCCTAATTCTTGCCCTATATCTACGTTTTTAGTTTTGCGAAAATGTGAAGCAGAGTATAAGTCCACACCATCCCCGACAATCATTAACCTTGATGCATCACGATTAGAGTTTATAGCGTCATTGACCATTTTATCGTTATGATACGGAGCGTGTATGTCCGCTAAGACAAGCATCTTGTTTGGGTTTCGTTTGCGGGCTTTTTTAACAAATGGAGTTTCTTTCACTCCTATTGTTTTATAAAGTATTTGTAACTGTTCTGGATTCATCGATAAGTTTCCTTTTATATCGTTGGTAAGTCGCAGCGGAAATCTTAACTCCATACAAAATATTCAATAACTTTGCTCCGAGTAATTTCCCTGCTTTATTTATTCTTTCATCCGATTGGAACACTTCTTTAAATTTAGGATATGCTAAACAAGTTTTTTTACCATAAATATTTATTTTAAATTTGCGATATTCTCTTAATTTTTTAGCATCTTTGGTTTTTAAAATATAGTCCCACCATTTCCAGATAACGCTTCGCGAACTATATCTGGCTTTGCCACGTATAAAAAAATATAACTCTCGGCGGGTTAGAGCTTCTTTAGAATCTATAAAATCTTTTATTTCTTGGTCGGTTTTGATTTTGTTAAAACATCTTTAGTTGACTTTACAAAAATCAACCTATATGGTTGACTTAAGGATACCGAAATATTACCATATAATTCGGGCTTCGGTCCGGGAATAACTGATAACCAATGCCAAAGTTTTTAATCCCGCCTAATATTCCAATATTCAAATCCTTGTGCGAATATCCCATCGAACCAGCTACCCACCATAACTTTTCTTTATAAATCTCAACTGGTTTTATCCGCATGATAAATATTGTATCTCTTGTAATTTTAATAGGTCTCGCCTGATAATCAATATTAAAGGAGTTTATCGGTGGGAAATAGTAGTCAATATGTAGTTTTGATGTATCGGTGAGCAGAGTATCAAGCGAGGCAATGAGCTGGTTTGGTTCGTCAATGAATTTTTTTAACGAATCAGAATATCTTTGGAGTTTTAAATTTACAGATTGAAGCCGTGCATTATTGCTTTTCAATCGCAAATATGCCTGAACTGTGTCTAATCGGAACGAGGTCTCTACGGTTGTATAGTGATGGATCCTAACCGTATCTGCAATAACGGTCGGCTTCGGTGCTGTCGCCCTGCCGAAGATAAAACTACCTATCAGCAAGGCGACAACTATCACCAACGCAATGAGCGTTTTAGTGGTCAAGCGTTCGGTCCCGGCTGGGTATTTGATTTAATCAATTTATGAACTGCACCGACACCGGTTAATATTCCACCAACCCAATCAAACAATGCTTTTAAGGGTATCACCCAAATTAACATATCCGACGGGACGTTTTGTGCGAGAAACAAAAGAAACAATCCGAATATCATTTTGTTTCCGTTGAACCAATTCCATAATGCTGCCATTTTGTTATTCCTTTAATTGTTAAATGTTAGTAATTATTAGTTTGAAATCTTCATTGTTAAAATATTCCATTAACCTTCGATGCGTTACGAGTGAGTGTATAATACCAACTTCACCCATCACCATGCCTAATTTTTCGGCGACAAGAATACAGCCCTGAGTATCTTCATCTCTATTCCCCCAGTGGATTAAAATATCATTCCTGTCGGGAACATCCATAACTTTATAAGTGTTTCTGAATCTCGGTGATTCATAGCGCTTACAAATATATTCTCCAGCAGGAATACAGGAAACATTCTTTTCGTTGTTCCGCCATTTGTCTTCTAAGGTTACGCACAATGCTTTTTCACCGTCTTTTAAAAAGCCAAAAGTAGAATCGGAGCTTTCACCAAGCCGTATTAATTCAATAGTTTTCATTTTTTATTTCTTATATCCGACTTAATTTCAATGAGCAGTTTTTCTATGTTATCAAGTTTGGCTTTAACGTGCGCTTGCTCAATTTGTATGTTTACAATAGTCTCGGTGCGTTTAGTATTGTCTTTTTTAATCTCTGTCACTTCAACGCACACACTATCTACTCTTGTAGAGGTTGAACTTCCCCATATAATTCCAGCGATTGCAAATGGTATAAATACTGTGAGTATTTTTAACCAGCCATTCATTTTTCCAACAATGTCACCCATAATATTTATTCCTTTAAATAATTTAGTTTACTTCTCAACCCACACACCGTTTTCTTTGAAATTTAACTTGCCTGAATCTTTATTATAAATCTTTGAACCATTGCCCAAACTCGATGAATCTCTTTGAGCAGTAGTCAGTTCTAAAATACCTAACACACTCTTCCAAACATTACCTTCTTTGACAAAATACATATCGGTTTGGTAATCAAACGGCAATATTGATGCAGTGGTAAAATGTGAAGTATCTGAAAAATCCGATGCACCCAAATTATTTTCTGCTTGAACTCTCCAATAATAAGTTCTATCCCCATCTAAACCTCCGCCTGCAACTGCGGGTATAATTCTTGCAGAGATTAAAACTACAAACGTATCAGTGACTTGACCTGAAGACACTAAAGAATCAGTTGTAAATATACTGTCTTTAGATACCCAATAATTATATTCTGTCGCATTAGAAATTTTGTTCCAAACTAAAGTCGGGTTTACGCTCTGGTCAACCGCTCCGTTTATTGGAGTAAGCAAAGTTGGTGCATTTGGTATACTAACTTCTTGAAGTGTAAAACTTCTTATTTCACTCCAAGCAGAACTTCCTACTGCGTTTATTCCTTGAACTCTCCAATAATATTCCAAGTAATGTGCCAAACCAGCCCAAGTATTTGTATTTACACTCAAGTTTGATGTTATTGCGCTTTTTAAAAATGCACTGTTGAAAGTATTCACCGTATCTAATTGGACATGATACTCAGTCGCCTTCGGAGTCGTATACCAACTTAAAGAGGAAGGAAACGTTTCCAACACAACGCCATCATTAGGAGCAGATAGGTTTGGGATATTTGGAAAATCACTCGGAATAGACGAAGTTGCGCCAACAGCTGTTTTAAGATATTGAAGCAATGGGTCTTGCTGAATCGCAGGCAACCATCCCCTATATAATTCCCAAACACCCACACCACCAATCCCATGTTCTCGTGCAAACTTTACTTTCTCATCTATCGATGCACTGTCTTCGTAAGAAATGAATCTTTTTGCCCCCCCTTCTGTAAATCCGAGCCACGGGACTTTAGAATCATTATCCCAACGGTAACTTGATGGGAATTGTACCTTCTTGGTTAACACGTTACTATAATTACCAAAGCTCGGATTACTTATTCTTGTTTGTCCGGGTCCGTCAACACCCGTCCATTCAGCTGTTTCAAAAGCTATTAGCATAACAATTATTGAAGAGTCGTAACCAGCCTGTTTCATTTGTCCGGGTCCGTAATTGTCAAGCGTCCAAGCATTATAGTTTGGATATGTTACAACAGAAGGACGAGCCAATGGTGCATTAAACCCTGAATAATTTGACGCACCCATACCATATCCCATAAGCAGAAAACCATCAAGCGTAGCATTTGCAACTGCAGGTGAAAAGCGGTTTACCCAATCCGAATACCAAGCCGGCGCTGTAAAACTTAACCAACCGGGCGGATTCATAGTGTTTAATTTTTCTCTCCATTTCAACATAAATCTTTCCGTAAGAGCTTTCTGACCTGATATCGGATATTCGATATTTAAGTCAATACCTTGAAAACCTTTTCTCTTCAAATATTCAAATGTATGATTTATATAAACATCCTGTCGTGTGGTATCTGCAATAATCCAATTAAATATAGTTGCATTAGTTCCTACTTCACCACCTGCACAAAGAATAAGTTTAACATTATTGGCGTAAGCAGAATCTCTGGCGATTGATAGGTGAGTTATCCCGTTTGTGTTGTTATTAGACAATGAATTGTAACACCAACCAAGCCATGTCCCTGTTAAGTCTGAACCGCCTGTTTCAATAATTGCTGAATCTGATTGCCCTGAAACAGAATTAACCAATTCCCTCATATATGGAAAAGTGTATGACGGTTCAGATGAGAACCATATAAGATGTGTCATTGCCCTCCAGTCTATTTTTTGTGGAGGGATGTCACAACATGCCCATATTGGATAATATGCGACTACTTTTAACGGCTTTAATTCTGAAGGAAGTCCAATGTTTACATAATAAACTTGACTTGTAAAAACCCTACCCTTCAAATCCGTTATCCTAAACTGATAAGGTTTATTTCCTGCCACACTATCTTTTCTATACTTAGTAATAATATCCGATTGAATCCCAGAAATATTTCCAGAATCCACCTCAACTGTATCATAAATTAAAATCCATGTAGCAAGAGCCGAATCATCGTAAGCGATTGCTGTAAACCTAAAAAATAAAGATGTATCGACGGTCGCAGGATAAACTGCTACGTTAGAAATGCTTGGCGGGTTTAAGTCTAAGTTTGGAGGAGGAAGTGTTTTAAATGTAAGAATACTCCCTAACGATGTCCCCAAATTATTTCTTGCAACCGCTCTGAAATAATAATCAGTATTCTCAACCAAACTTGTCAAACTTCTCGAATGACTAACAGCACTCCCTCCTGCACCTAAATTAGTTGTTGTTGTCGAATCATAAGTAGCCAGCAACGAATCTAATCCATATCTAAACCACGCATCGGTAGATACATTATTTGGATTAATAGAACCGTTTAAAGTTGCCGATGTCCGCGTTATTGATGTCGCTGCTTGGGTTGTAACTGATGGGATTTGTTCAGTCGGTGCGGTTGTTTTAATTGTTCCGCTAAAATTATCAATAATATATCCAACTGCGCCTGCCGTTGTGTTGCCCAACATCAATCGAAAAAACTTTGAATTAGATTGATGAGTTGTATCGTTTGCGCTAACGATTGCTGAATTAGCACCGTTGTAAACTATTGCTTCCACAACTCCATTTTTATAAACAATGCTTAAAGTATCATTTACCAACATTTCTCTTGTTGTCTGTGCAAGAACAGATAGTCCACCTGATGTCATTATCCGAAGCCTAATAGTATCAATCGCTCCAGAACGGATATAACTTATCCAATACCCATTACCGTTTCCGTGTTCATGCGGAACAGAGATAATGCCAAAATCTAAAGTTGTAGACGACAACTGTGAAACTATAAATGAAAACGTAGCATTATCTGTAACAGCACTGTCATAATAAACCCCCTGCCATCGCCATGATTGGTTAGCGTCGTATACCCGAACTTGATTATTATAAACTTGAATAATAGTATCGGGTGTGTTTGTTAATGAAACCCAGTTGCCAGCTCCGTTTAATTGTCCATCAGCGTAAGTAAAAGCGTCTATTAACTGTGCGCTTCCTACGTTAATCAAAATTAATGTTGCGAATAATAAAAGTATCTTTTTCATATAATTTAATCTGGTTTATAATATAATGTGTAATAAAATCGTTTGCCTACATCGCCTGTGTGGTAACTGATAAACGTATTTGTTGATGCGCCTTTGCGAATTGCAACGGGACCGAACCCAGCAGAATCAGCAACCCAACTATCGAAACTTGCATGATGAAAAGTATAACCCGACACACTCGGTAAAGTCACGACTAAAGAATCACCTGCTTGTAAAGTATCAGAGTAGGTTCTAATATCCCAGATTGCTGTCGCTATATCGACTATATTTGACACACTGATTTTAGCTTTGATAGTATCAGCTTTGATGTTTCCGCTAACGTCTAATTTTTCAGTTGGTGCTAATACGTTTATGCCTACGTTGCCAGCACTGTCTATTTTCATAATACTATTAGCCGTTGCTCCTGTTAAAGTCACAACAGGTTTTCCTGTGCCTGTGAAAGCTACGTTAAAACTTGATGTATCTATTGATTGTGCTAAAGATGACACAGTGGTATTTTTCGGGGCATAGGTTACGTTCAGTCCTGACAAAGTAGTAAAAGGGACATAGCTTGTCAAAGTTGAAAATGGCGTTCCCGTGCCAAGTCCAACATTACCCGTTGTTTGTCTAACGACTATCCCTTTATCCCCCGATACATATAACGCTAAATCTTTGCTCGTCCCTGCCATAAATCTCATTCCCGGTGATGCGTTATCAAGTTTACCAACTTCTGCTCCATCTCTAACCAGACTTATCAGGCTACCATAACCAGTGCTGCTATATGTTTGTGTAGCAAGCCAAGTGTTAGCCGTTGCTTTCATCGAGTTCTTTACAGTCGTTGAATCCGCATTTTTTAAAACTTGACTTAATACGCTATTCTTCAACGTGGTCGAGTCCGCATTTTTTAAGACCTGACTCAATACAGAATTTTTAAGCGTTGTTGAATCAGTATTTTTTAAATATAAGCTATTGCTGTAATTTCTTTGTGTCGTGCTGTCAGCATTTTTTAAAACTTGACTTAATACGGAGTTCTTCAAAGTAGTTGAGTCCGCAGGTTTTAACACTCCTGTCAAATCAGAACCAGAACCGTTAAAACTTAAAGCATACATCCCCGAATCAGAGGTTATCCGTCCAGCAGTCACCATCGGAGCAGTGCTTAAATTTTGAAATGCAAATCTGTATGGCGAGGTTAATGTATCCGTAAAACTCTTGCGAACCCTATAAGCTACCGCAGTATCGGCTTCAGCATCTGCGCTTTTATTGTTCTCAATTACTGCATCGTATAAAAGTATATTCTGTGCTTTACCAGCACCATTATAAAACGAAAACTTCGATGTAATTACATTTACGGGCATATTTACTCTTGGCGAATAATGGTCGTGTTGAACTCTTAATGGTTGCCATAATCTTGAAGAGTAATTATTAAGTGAGTCGGACGTTCCTATCCAAGCCCCGCCATTATTTGCTTTTGTAGAATCTGTATTGGTTGGTCGGTTATAAACAATCAAACCGAATAAATCATCATTAGTTTCGTAAGAAGATAATCCCCCTCTGTGGATATTCATTAATGCGTGAGGGACTGTGTTCATTTTGGCAAGGTCGTTCGTAAAAGTGAACGCATCGTCATAACGATTATTTCCTACTCTGAATATTTTTTGTTTTGTTGAATCCGCCACAATACCTGTAAGCAACGCACCGCTTCCAGTAATATATTCTCCATATACATTTCCAACGGCTTCAATATTTCCTTTTATTTTCAAATCCCCGTCATAGGATAAATAATAAGAATCTACGTCAAAATAAAGCGAATCATAGCGTTCAATGCCACTATTCCACATTATAATAGATTTATTCCCCGCTATCGGACTGCCTAATGTTAATCCACCAGAAAACGTCTGGCTTGAATCCCAAATATTGCTATGTGTTTTACGAGCATACACGCTATTGTCCGTCTTTCCAGAGGAGTCGGCTGTGCCATAAAATCTTTTATTCAATACCAATAACTCTCTCGCTCCACCGACCTTTGAAAACGTATAAATCGAATCAATATTAGCCCTTTCCGCCGATACCGTAACTTGTGAAAACAATCCATCACTAAACACAATAAACAACAATAAATAAATTATCTTTTTCATATCAATACACCGCCAAATATTCTGCATCGCAATCACCTATCGCTTTAATTTTAAACCCTGTCAGTAGCTTCTCTGGGTAACTATCATAAATCAAATCCTTGCCTAATTCCAACGATTTCGCATTTACTTGTAAAAAATAATTAGTATTAGAATATGTTTTATCAAATGTTATTGTTTGCTCAACGTCTGCAACCAAAGTTAAATAACCGCGCTCAATGTGCATACCGCCTGAGCCGTAACTTAAAATAACGTTTCGATTAATTACAACTTCTTTTCTTTTTCTGTCTATGACTATTTCTCTCATCATGCCACCGCAATTGTTTGTGTAACTGGGTCAGTCCATGTAAATTTATCCGCCTCAAGCAACGTCTCTACATTGCCTTCATCGTCAATACTTTTAACATCGTAAAAATAAACACCTCTAAGCAAAATACTCTGTGCTGCCGTTACTGGAATAACCGTTATCCCATTAGTCGGGTCACTCAACGTAGTATGTTTTATTTGTAACGCTGCATCTGCGTCACTGTCACTTAATTTTCTTTTGAATGTTAAATAAAAAGTCCAACCTGTTATATCAACAGCAACGCTATCCTCTTTAATGGTTAATTGTAAGTTATAATCGTCACCGCTTGCACGTTTTTCTTGCATTATGATACCTCTATTGATTTTAATTCTATGTTACTTTCGGAAATATCCCCCGCAGTAATCGCCTGTGTCGGGTCTTCATCCATATCAAACATTACTAAATATGTGTTGCCATTTACATCTGAAAAATAAAACGGATTCGCTTTGCCTCGCATTAAATTAAAAAAGGTCGAGAACGTGCTCGCCACGGTAGAACTAATATTCTTTAAAGGCAAACTCCATAACCTTCTACCGCCTGAATATATTTCAGACGTTCTGATACGCCCATCACGAGCAACGCCTTCAACAACATTAAATGATTTTTGTCCACCACGATATGGATAGGCGTGCCAAAAACCTAAATCAGCCGTTGTGCCAATCCAGAAATTACCTACATAAGGGATCGTGCTTGCAGTGTCTTCATACAGTATTCTCCAGTATTGCCTATTCGATGCCGCGCTTATCAATGTATAAATATTAAACGCATCGCCCCCAGTCGTCCAGTTTTTCCATGTCGTAACACTTGTCGTAAACGCAGAATCAGCCGCACTCTGTAACTTAACCGTCCCAGCAGCATCTATAATCGCCTGTATGTTTGAGCCATCAACAATTACAAATGTCTTCCCAGTTAAAGCATAATCTGCCGCAAGCTGTTGTCCGTTAGTATTATTAGCACTCTTCCATATATCAGCGACATAAACCGAATTAAGATTAGTAAGCGGATAAGAAGCATCGGCGCTTGTTGACGTATATGTAATTGATAAAATCGGTGAATAATGAAATAATAAGTTTGCCATTAAATTAATACCTCATACGCGATAATTCCGTCCGGGGAGACATCAGTTGAAAGAATGACTCCTGTCCCACTTTTTGTTATTCTTGTTGTTGTAAAAATTAAAGTAGCGCCATCAAATGGCTCGTATTGTAATAGCATGATTTGTTTATTAATAATCCTATATACATCTTTGCTTGTTTTGAAAAATTGATACATATAATATGCAAGGTCTTTTGTAATTTTATCAGGAATAAATGGATTACTTAATTCAAATGTCCGTCCATCACTCAAAATACTTGCTGTAAACGAAGAACCATTATAACTAACTGTCGATGTTTCACCTGTAACTTTTATTAAATCAAATTTCTCATACTTCTGTGATTCTTTTTCAAGCTCACCTGTAATACTGATATTCAAAGCTATATTATTCCCAGTGGTTTGTATCGTTCCACTGTCATTTCCTCTGCGATAACAATACGCCTTTTTTGCTGCGGAAATATTAGCCATTAAATTAAATGCTTTCAATGTTTTATATAACGCATCTGTAACCGTAACACCTTCACAATCAGCGTTTTCAATGTAAAAATTAATTTTATCGTTGTATTGAAATAACCGACCCGAAGCATCTATCCCATATAATACAGCTCCAATATTTGTCATGGTATAAGTCGAATATGATAATGATTTTATAGTCGCTGGATTTCGTTGTGCAGTGTCAAGTTCCGTAATCGTATCACTTGACAAACCATATAATGCCTCATATCCTTTAGTCGCATCATAACCAATACAATAACATTTTAAATCGCTTGCATTATAAAAAATACATTTTACATTCAACAATGCCTTTAAAACAGTTGGTGTATGAACGTCTGCCGGTTGGACACAAACATTCCCGGCTGTTAAATAATAAACAGCATCCTCATCAATATTATAAGCCCCTATTTCCGCAGCATCGCTCGGACATATTACCCCAGCATCTACCCATGCACCCGCTACACTAACTGTATAACTGAAATAATAAGTTTCAGCACCAGCAGTGACATAAGCGCCATACCTTACGTCGTTGCCGTTTTTAAGAAACATATACCCAGCGCCGATAGCACTTCCAAGAGTTGTGCTATTAATAATTAAGTTATCCGACATATCAGAACTGTCTATAAATCTCAACATCCCAACAACTGCATCATGAGCAACCACACTATAAACTACACCATATTTCCAACTTGAGCCAGTATAGTTATAATCAATCAATATACAAGCATCTGGACTGCCGTAAGTATATAAAGTGACATCAGAATATGTGTTATCCGCAAGCAACAATCTTCTAAGTTTAAAATCTCCAGCATTATCAGAAAACAAAATCCACAAATGACCGTTGCGTGCATTATACATTAATTTATAAACATCATGTGAAGCTGTTACTGTGGTTAATAGTGTATAAATATTTGTTGTCATATTACGTTTATAAACCTTTGTGCCAACCGCAGTATATAAATATGTGCCGTCCGATGTAATAGCCAGTCGTGTCCCGTTTACCGCCTCGTCAGCTGGAGGCAGGTCAATATGAGAAACGATATACCTTGAATCATAGGTATTCATTTGTAGTGTGTCGAACGAAAGAGACGTTATGCCAATCTTATTATAAATAATTTCAAGCATTCTGTAACCACCAATTTTTTGATAAAACTGATAAGGCAATGTGCTGCCTAAAGCTTTAACAATAATTTTTTCTTCCACGCTTTCAGAAGTCGGCATTTGCGCTCTTTTCCTTACCCAAACATTTACCTTCTCAGTGACTAAACTGTTGGATAAAGTATATTCAGCATCGTCTCCTGTAAGTGTAACATCATCGCCATCGTCTAATTTTAATTTTCTCGTTCCAGCTCCAGAAGAATCATAAGTATATGTTATTGTGTGAACTCCAACACTTAATTCATAACTCGATATATCTACATCTGTAACAAAACAAGCATTTATCTTGTGTAAGATAATCCCTTGAACATTCGAAGCATCAACCTTCGTGTCATATTCTATGAATTGAGTTGTTAAATGTTCCGCCGCAAACCTGCTACCTATATCTTCAGGTGTAAACACACTAAATGAGACACTATCATCTCTGTCATTATATTTTACTTTAGGTTTTCCAGTTGATTTATCATAATCCAAAAACCCAAAGAACATATACGCAATATCACTTTCAAACGTATTATTATAACCAAGCTTTGCTTCAATTTTTAATTCAATATAATCTGTCGGGTCTGTATTAAAAAGATTTGCATCAAACCATGTTATTCCCATTGCAACAAGTTCAATACTGTCAGCTTTGAATTGCCCGTATTCATATTCTATTTGCGAAGTCAAAGATGGAAGCTCAATTATTCTCCCAGTTATATCCAACCAGCCAGAATAACCGACAATCGAATTACTTAATGCTGTTGTTTTACGAGCATACACTTTCCACTGTATTTGTTTTGTAACCCCAATGGCTAATCTATTAAAATTTGTGGACGCTGTAAATTTCAACTTACAACAACTCCGTTTCTGTTATTTACAAAATAATCTCTAACATCTGTTACACCCATTTCGCGCATACCTTCTTGAACAACCTTTTTAAATGCTTCTTTTGATGTTATGCTATTAATATAAAAATGAATGCCAGAACTATTCTTGTTTTTCTCTTGCTGCGGTGTCGTCACTCGTATTGTTTCCTTGCCGCGTATTTTAACAAGCGTTTCTTCATCTTCTGGAGCGTCAAAATATCCTATACCGCCCTTGTGGAATTTCGGTGTCGGCTGTGAAGCAATCAACGCAACTTGAGCAGCACCAAGCGCTCCAACAACCGCCATCATCGGTATTCCAAAAATCCCAAGCTGTCCTATTGTTTTAGTCATTGCAACGGCTGTATTAATAGTCGCCTCAAGAATTGATGCAGTCTTTTGTGACGCAAATGCCGACCTTTTCTCATCTGCAATTCTACGATTAAATTCCTGCTCGGTTGCTGTTCGCCTTGCAAGTAACGCTTCCTTTTCGGCTTCGCTTCCACTAAATACCGCAAGCTCTGCATTTATCGCATTCATAGCGGCTTCCTTTTCAGCTTCCAAACTCCAAATGCGTGCGTCAGATTTTTGTTGACCGAATTGATGCAACATACTTAACCCTTGTTTTACAGAATCCATATTTCTATTAAATGCTTCAGCATCAATAACGCTCATATCTTTAAAACCATTGTTAACTCTTTTAACTATAACTCCAACTTCTTTATCAAGCTTTTCTTCGTCTTTTTTTGTGAGTTTCATTTGTAGTGGAATATTCATCCCGTCAACCATAAAGCTTTGCAACCGAATAATATGCTTCATTTCATCGCTTACCTCTTTTAATTGAGCAGCGTATGTCCCCCAAGCATCAAAGCCAGACTTGGTATTTATATTTAACTTACTCATCGCCTCTGTAATATTTTTTGACCTCTCTTGCAAATCAAGAAGAGAACCACTGGCGAATTTTGCAGCCGCCCCAACCGTTTCAATCCCAGACGCTGCCTTTATGCTACCGTCCTGAACAGCTTTGTAAGACCTAACCATGTCATCTAAATCGGTTGTAATATCCTTTGCAGACTTACCTATTTCTTTCATTCCAGCATTGAAAGCATTCTGCATGGTTTGTGACTTAGTCCCGAAAACAAAATTAATAGCTTTCTCTCCAAGAGTAGCCAAACCAACTATTCCAGTCATTGCAACTTCAAACACCAAATAAATTGATTTTGCCGCAGCTGAAACACCATACCCAAGCCGAATAATTAATGCACCAAAATCTTCTTGCATCGCTTGTTGACGCGCTTTGAGCTGTTGCATTTTTTCAAGATGTGTAAGAACATTCAGGTTATAACTTGCAACTGATTTACCACCTTCTTTTATTACTTCATTCAATAACATTTGTCGTTGTGCAAATGTCCCGGTAGCTTCACCTGTTTCGCCTGTTGACTTTTTCAGCTCATCCATTACTTCTTTGCTCTTAATTACTATGCCAACCTGCGCCAATGTCATCGGTCGAACACGCCCGATACCTTCGCTCAACGCTGAAAATGCAGCATCTAAACCGATACCCATTTCACGTGCCTTCGCACGAGCAACCAGCATTAAATCTCCTAACTTTTCAACAGGAACACCTAACGCCGTAGCCCTCGTTATCATTTGCTTAACATCTGAATCATCCAATATCCCAGCTGCAGCTTTATTGACTCCCTGAAATGTTGCCTCTGCATTAACCCCGATACGCGACATAGCAGCTACAAAGGAATGTTCTACTTCCATCGCTTTAGCACCAAGTTCGGCATATTTCCACGCCTTCTGAACAGCTACAAACGCAGCAATCCCAGCAGCGCTAATCGCAAGCCAATTCTTCTTAAAGTTTTCAACCATTGACTTTGAGCCGGTCTCAATCGTAGATTTAGCTTTATTAAAAGCAGCAGTCGCCTCGTCCTTCATCTTTAAAATAAACATCAATGTCTTGTTATCCATTCCGTCTCCTTATAAGTATCATTAAAATAACAAGACCGACAAAAAAAACAAATGTAATTATTCCAAGTATCATTCTTTCACTTTCGGTTTAATACTTCTAAATATCTTCATTGCTTCATATAATGTGTAGGGCATCTTTAAAAACTCTGTGGGTGAATATTTGATGTTTCCGTTTACCATACTTTCTAAATAAAATATTGTAAAAGATTCTTCACTTAATGCTTGCTGATATTCTAACGCGCTAACTTCTACTTCATCGTAACTTCCGCTCTCCAATACTTCCGGCTCATTATAAGCGCGGAGAGCGAGTATCAGTTTTTTTCTGCTTCCTTATCAAGTTTATTCTGTCTTAAAATCTCTTGACCTAATTCATATATCCAATCGGGATGAAATTTTTTAAGCAGAAAATCCGTAAGCCCATCACGATTACCAACCTTCGGGACAGCCGTAGAAACAACCGAATAAGTTACTTCTTGACCAGTCTTGTCTTTGAAATTACTCCAGCCACGCAAGCCAAATCTAACAGCTTCTAAATTCATCGCGTGAACATTATACTCGACTTCAGCAGGAGCTAAGCCATCGCCTTGACTGATTTTATATTTCGATAACTTGTCATTCAAATATAAACGTAATGGAGTGTCAAGTATGCCGATTTTAAAAACAGTTTTATCTTCGCCGACATCTTCTTTTAAAAAATAATCCCGAACTTCAGTCGAATCAAATGCAATTACAGACATAATTTCCTTTCTTAGGTTAATACTATGCTTATCCAGTCATCACCGGTATTGCCTCTAAACACAACAGGCACTTGTGAAGACACACCACCGCCAGCTTCACCGTATTTAGCTCCAGTATATTGAACTTTAGGTGATGAGATAGATATAATATTTCCAGCGACTGCACCAATCGTGCAAGCACAAACAGCGCTTGTCCCAGCTATAAAAACAGCGACTGGATTATGCGTTGCAATAGCAACTGTTTCAAATTCAATATTGCCCTGTGGATTCCGTCCTGTGCATTGGAAACCCGCCAAGCCATTGAATGTTGCTAATGAACTATCAACAGGAGTGACAACATTGCCCGCATCAATTTCCCATTTCTTAATGTTCGCAGCGTAAGTATGAATCGTTGCCGTTGAATTTTGCCACGCAACAGGCGCTTGTGCTGCCAACGTCTGACTTGGGAAAGCTGCATCGGTAAACGCTGCATAAATTCCACTGAAATCAAATTCAATCATTGGGATTTTATTCACTTCTAAAGATATTTTCCAAGAACCGACACAACCCGCAACGATATGTTTAATACCGTCCTTATAAATCTCAAACGTGCAAGCAGTTGCATTGCCAAGCATTTGAGACACTGCTGTCGTAATCGGTGCGTAAGTTATACTCACCCCAGCCGAAACTGTTTCAGAAAAACAACACGCTTTCAACAATGAACCCAACGGAACGTAAGACGTGCCACCGCTTCCAAGAGTCCCACCAACAATTCCATTTGATTTCAATTCGGTTTTGAACTTTACTTTACAGTTTCTTTTACCGACAACGTGAGCTATCGTATCAAATGACACTCTTTGCAAATCACGCTGTAATAATTCAGCATCAACATCAATCTCAACACCAACCGCATGAAAGAAATCTGTCGCCGCAGGAACTACCGGCGTTCCTTGTGTCGCTTCACTTCTAACACCTATTGCTACTCTACCCGGAATCTTCATTTAGATTCTCCTTTCTTTATTTCTTTTGGTTCAAGCTCCCCAGTCTTTGGGTCGCGCAATGTCGGCACAATTACTTCGGGGGTTTTTGTTTCTTTTGTTTCTTCTTTTGCCATTTTTTAATCCTTTATAATGTTACTCTACCTGTTACGTTAAACACTAACTCCCAAACCACGAAGGCGCTTGTTTCCGCTTCTATCGGGGCAGGAGCACTTTTTAAATTACACAATAAAATATCGCTAAGAAAATAATCATAATTCAAACGATAACTAATAATCTGTTCCACATCTGCGAGCATTGCATCATAACTATTCAACACATCGTTAATATTCTTTTCATACGACACCTGTAAAATCACATCAACATCGTAGTCAATTATTTGTGCAACAGTGAACTCAAAACTATTTATACCGCCGTATCTAATCGAATACGAACCGTTAAACAGTGATGTTGATTGCAATGATAAGTTTAATTCTTTTTCATTCCGCTTTAACTTAGTAACCAATTCGGGATTAACCGTGTCTTCAATTAAATCCACAAAATTATCTGATATTTTCTGCCAAAGTATTAAACTCATCGTATAAACCGTATCTCTTGTCTTGTTATTTCAGTTTCGTCTATCGACCCGCTTTTGTTAGAATCATAATAAAACTGTGCCTTCGACATTTCAACATTATACTGCTCTAATATTTGCCGATACTTAAAATCCCATTCATCATTTTCAGCTTTACGGAAATCACCATACAATAACATTAGCGTCCGTAAACAAATCAAATCATCGTAAACGGTCTCAACTAAAAACGCCTTCAAGGTTATTGACACTGCCGAGTTCTTTAAAAGCTTAAGCCGAACCCATTCATACTTAGACGTAACTATAACCGTGTAAACTTCAGTAGCATTTAATGTTATATCACTTCCGTCTATATCCACCCAGTTTGCATCATCACTCTCGGGTTCATCTACATTGTTATTACCTTGTAATGATACTGTCCAAGACGATGAACCGATTGATATTGCAGATACATCAACCACTAACCTTCTACGGTCCTTCATCGAGAACACATCTCCTGTATAATTAGCTGTTTTAGAAATCGAAACCAATACATCGTTATCGGTATAATCATAATTATTCAAGTCAAGCTGTTGCATACATAATCGTGTATCATATCCAGCTTTTTGAAAATCATTTAATACCAAATCAAATGCTTTGTTTATTTGATTCTCGTATGTAGATTGACCGGGATACGTCTGAAGTTTAATGTTCGGAGCGTATGCCACGATGTCCGTATCTGTTATATAATTTACTATCATATTATTCAACCTTTGATAATGTGCATTTACAATTACTTGCAATTATTCCATTAATATTGTATATTCCACTAACAGTTTGAAAGGTATAAACATGAATCAAATCAGTATGTCGTCTTTCAGTAGTGGCAACTTTATCAATGAAAACCCTATTAGAAAGTTCCGTGCAACTCGTCATTTCTTGCCCAGCGAAAAAGTCGTTCGTCGGTTTAAGTTCGGTGAATCTATCCAAAGTATTGCACGATGTTTCAATTGTGCAAGAAGTGTTATCATTAGAATTCTTGCTATGAATGGAATCAACAAACGTGGACGCTCCAATGCGGCGATGTTGAGAATGAAAAACCTTACTTTTGCCGAAAGAAGCAAGCTCACTTGTTCTGCCAACGTCGCTTTGCGGAACACTCTTTGTCCCGATTCCCAACTTATTAAAAAAGCTATTGCTTTCCAAGCGACTCTTTCGAGACAAGCTCCCGATGAAATTCTTTTTATCCCTATGCTCAAAAAATTCCGTATCGAGGTTATTCCACAATTCGCTCTTGGAAAGTATAATATTGACTTCGCCGTTCTCCCGTCCATCGCCATAGAAATCTTCAGAAGCACCCACTCTCCTCAAGCAACACCCATTCAAAGAAAGAGAATCAAATACTTCCTTGACTGTGGTTGGGATGTAATTTATATCTGGATTTCCGATGTTGACCCCATTACCGAGAATGCAGCAAAGAATCTCATCCCCATTATTGAGGACTTTAAGCGGAATAAATCCGTTAGGCGTCAATATCGGGTGATTCGGGGTTCCGGTGATTTTTTGCCCCCCCAACGTGGTAAGTGTGCAAAGTTCTCCGATATATTCTGACCGATATGCCTTTTGGATATTGCGGACATCGGCATAATTTTCTGCAGTAAAACAATAATGTTCGCAATTGTTCTCTCCGTGTAACGACTGAAAACCCGGAACAGGAAATTCGTTTATAGACAACGCACCTCTCCCAGCTTGATATAAACAACTGTCACAATGTTCGGCAGTCGGCTCTAACACCCATTCATACAGACCTTTCGCGTCTGCTCCGTAGTTGTTACTGCTATATTGATATGTCGTGTTCAGAGTTTCGGATAATTCTTTTTTAAGCTGTGAGTTTAATGTTCCGAAAAGACCAGTCATATTCTTATATTGACCTTCAAGACGTTTTAAAGTCTCCTGCGGAGATATGCCAAGCTGTTTATCGATTAAAAACTGATTCCTTAAATCAGCATAAAACGTATCGTATAACGATAATGCTTTTTCGTTAAACACCTGAAACATCAATTTGTCAATATTTATTTCTACTGTTTTACCCATTACATACTAATGTTTAATTCATAAGCCACTTGTTTAAATCCTTGCTCGGCAAACATTTTACTAATCTCACCGCTTTGAAGTGATTCTCGAAACCTGTCAGCCGCCTGTTGATATGCCGGCATCTGTTTGGCTTCAGCAACATTGCGCGGGAAAATTACCGATGGTTCACCGTTATTGTATTCTGCTATTTTACTGTAAGTAATTGCCTTCTCACCAGCTCTAATCGGATACGGAGCAGTGTTGACATATACCTCAACCCTGTCATTATGTGCTTTGTATCTAAATGCACCACGCCAGAATCGTTCTGTGAATAATAAACGAGTCATCGGAACGCTTGTCGGAGCTGACTTTCTAACCTTGCCAGTTCGGGCTACAATACCTTTATTACCAATGCGTGCCATCTTGCCCTGCGCACCAATTTTAGAAGCTCGCGCGCGCGCCGTAGATGCTTTAATCGGTGGAAACTTACTGCCATCAACACCCTTCTGGTCAACCTTGACATTTCTCTCAAGCTCGCGCTGGAAGGTTTGCCCAACTGCATTGTATAATGTTTTAAGATTTAACGACATCTACGTCTTTCTTTAAAAACTCATCACCGATTTTACGCGTCTCTTTAAACGCTTCAACAAGTTCTTTCGCAAGCATCTGAATGAAACCACGTTTATTATTTTTCATAATGTTTTCGGGCTTTAGTATTTTTTTAATAACCAAAGCAATAGTTTCTTCATAATCCTTTACGATTTTAACCTGCGCTTCAATAGCTGTTTCGTGTTGTTCTGAAGTTATCACGGTCTAAATCTACGCTCGATTATTATAACCACGTTTGAAGAATCAAGTGGAGTTGGTAATGTAAACCTAACCTTTTTCGGCTTCGGGTCTAAAATCTTATACATTTTACCTGCTGTGGTCGCAACAATAAATGTTACATTTGAACCACTTGCTAAATCCTGCAAACCCTGTTGGGCATATAAAGTATCGGCTTGCTTAACCCAAAATAAAACACTATCCGTTGCGGTTGATTGAGTATAAATTACATAATCATTTATAAGTGTAGTCCCACCGAGTGCAACATCTACCGTGTCCGTTGATGGAGTTTTCAAAACAAAATTTACATATCCTGTGTTCCCCATCGTTAAGGATAAATCCTGACTATAAGAAATCACAGAGATAAAAACCAATAAACTAAGTAATTTTTTCATCTTTTTTCTTTCTTGCTTTTTTTTCTTTTATCGGAACAACCGGTTCAACCGGGACTTCAACCGGTTCAGCCTGCGCTTCTGCTATCAATCGGCTTTTTAAAGCCCGTCTCGCATATACACATCTCTTCTCGTGAAGTGCTGCCCGAATCGGTCTGATTCGTTCCTTACAATATTTACATTTTATAAGCATAGTTTTCCTTTCGGGAGTGATAAGCATTACTGCGAACCACTCCCTATTAAGATTTTGATTTACGGAATTATCAGCGCTTCAACGAATCCAGTATTTGAAGTGCCGAAAGTTATATTAACTGTTCCTGCTCCAGCCGCACCAGTTTTAAAGCGTGAGCTGGTTATCGGAACATAATATACTCCGTTCTGTGCGGTTACAACAACTAAATTGCCTACACCTGCCGCGAGAAAATCACCTGCCGCGATAGTAATGGTATTAGCTCCGGCATAAGTCGAATTTAATACCAATACGAGCTTACCGTGTTGTGGATAAGCTACGTCAAGTGTTGTCGCATCGGTAAAAGCTGTCCCAGAAGCTATTGGATAGGTTGAGGGAGTCGTTGTATCTGCTGTTAATGTTCTTGCTGTTAATGTTGCCATGTTTATTTTCCTTTTATTTTATGCTGCCGCCACAACTACACTGCTGGGTGACAACGGTTTGTAAATTATATACCATTTTATTACACCAGTTCTTGCAGCGCTCGAACCTAAGCTAACAGTTCCTATTGGTAATAGAAACTCCGCACAATCAAAAGTAGCGGTCGAAGGTATAAGCCAATGACCACCACCTGTTACGGGAGTTAGTGCAGGAACTGTCCCTGCAGCTACACCTGTGAAGCTGTAAGTCGTTCCAGCTGCATCGTCATTGAGAGCAACGGCTGTTGATAATGCTATCTTTGCGGCGGGAGTTGTTGTCGTTATCTGCAAAGTTCCGTTCGTGTTCCCAACTATGGTAGTAGTTACGACCCCGAATATTTTAGCTAAAACGGGACCGCCTGTGATTGTAAATAAATCATCGTCACCTGTTAATAACGCACCGTCAGACTTTTCAACGCATTTCTCGGCGGCTGCAAAATATGCAGTCTGTGCAACGATTATAGCGTCTGTGTCCGTGCTGGCGTTATTTATCGCATTAACGTATGCTGCGGGTAATTTTCGGTTGATAGCCATGTTATGCCTCCGCCGTCTTATCCGTGTAAATACATAAGGCTTTGTCCGGTCGAATTATTTTAGCACCGAATACATATAAACCTTTAATTGCATCGGTGAATCCAGCTTCTGGTCTATAGGCTTCGATTGTGTTAATAACACCGGCAAATCCAAATGTTTCACCACGCAAACCGCAAAGTATTCTGGTGTTTGCTCCAGTCGAAGGCGTTCCGATAGAAACGTTATTGCTCATCAGGATATCCCAGCCGAGAACTTTGTCGATTAAACCGTTCTGATACATCGCGTCATTAGAGGTCTTGGTTGTTAATCCAGCAAGGATTAATTTTGTTTTGAACCAAGGTGGGACTATCATAAATCGTCCCGGAAGCTGCCAGTTTGCAACATCTGCTTTTTCAGATGCAGCCAAAATGACATCTTCAACATTAAGACTGGTTACATCCCAGTTAGTCGTTCCGGTGGAGTAAGAAGTCAATCCAGCCCCAGCATAAAGACCGAGTAAAGTTGAATCAGCTTTGTCCGCAAAACCATAAGCGGCTTTGTCAGTCTGTGCTGTCATTAACGCGGGTTTCGCTTGGTTTGCATCAACGTCTTGAACTTTAAACGCAAACGAATATGCTTGGTCTGCGATTAATTCAAGAGCCGCATCGTCTAAGTCTTCAGGAGTGATTGTAGATGCACGAGTAAATGCGGTAATTGTTGGGTCAGATACCTGTAGAATACGAACCTTATCGCCCATATTAACCATTTGACCTTCGTATTGTGTATTTGCAACCGAACCAGCTACCAATGCTTTACGCAATGATTCCTCGATTTTGGCTGCCCATACTGTTCTTATAAAATTTTGCATTGACATAATAAATTCCTTTTATTTTATTTCCATGTCACCATGGATTTGTTAATCTTTTCAAGATTTTCGTTTACTTCAGCTTGAGTCATCTTTGAAACCTGCTCGCGCGTGAAAGTGTCAGGAGGTGGAGGTGGATGTTTACCTGTATCAATACCAACTTTCTGGATAGTGACACCCGGCAACTTACCCAAAGATTCTAAACTAAAAGATTCGTATTCGGGCAACCAATTATCTTTTAACTGTTTCTTAGCTTCCACTAAAGCAGCTACACGATAACTACGGTATAAATCGGCTTCCTTCTTTTCTGCCTCAAACTTTGCCTCAAGCTCTACAAAAGCTTTCTTCTCAGCTTCTAAAAGTTTATCCAATTCACCGGCTTTGCGTGCCTTATCTTCTTCTTCTAATTTTTTAACCTTCTCAATCTCTGCTAACCTGGTTTCAAGTTCCTTCTTCAGTTTCAACTCATCGTTAAACCTGCTCTTCGGAACAAACTCACCCTTCTCCTCAGCTTCTTTCAGTTTTAGCGCCACTGCGGCGAACTTCGGGTCAGAGTTTAATAAAGTAATCTCTTCTTGTGTTAATGTGAACATTTTATAATCCTTTCATCATATCTGGTTTAACGTCATAGCGGACGATGATTCTTGATTATTGTTATTTGTGAAAAATCCAAACTCATCTTTTAATTTCTGTCTCATCTCTAAATTTCGCTGTATGATTTTCATAGCATCTGCCTCGTCTTTAGCTTCACCACTTGCTATTAAATCGTCTATCGGATTCCATAAACCTAAATCGTATTTCAACTTCTTAACCTCTAATTCAACTTTCGGGTCTTGTGGAAATTCGTAATTCTCAAAATATACATTCAATGTCGAACTATCAGAGAACTTCTCTAAACCTTCTACGGCAGCAACCTTCTTAACCACTTCAAACAATCGTTGCTCAAATTCAACCAATACGCCTACGTCTTCCCATCTCTTCTCGATTATATCCCAGTTATCAATTAATTTCGCATACCCAGAAGCGGTCTGACTTTGCCCAGCTTCGACTGTTTGATTCAAGCCATACATCTTCATTACTCGGTTAATAATCCAATCAACAGAATCCTGTATCTCTTTTACCTTTCCGTTCGATTCCAATAATGATGCCGATGCCGCTTGGTCAGGGTTGTCCCGCTTTAAATCAATCGGGTATCTCGGTCCTGTCTTGATATTTCCTTTCATGTTTGCGTTCTCGAATACTAATTGACCGTGTCCCTGCATCACAAGCACGTCAATCAATAACACCAATAATACAGCTATCTTCTCTTCGGCATTTAATAAAACAGTTTCACCCTCACCCCAAAAGTTTTCTGTATCTCTAAATCGTAACGGAACGAACGGCAATACACCGTAAGGGTTAATGCCTTTATCGTTGTTATCTAATGCACTTGTGATGTGTTCTCCTTTATCATCGGTGATAAAATGCTGACTGTCCGACCAATAAACCGTATAAACCACCGACTTGCCAGCATCATTAAGCGTTTGATATTCATATCTAATTACATCAGCTTGTAAATAATTGTCTTTTTTTGGCACAACCGATACTCGATTAGGCGTCCATATTTCAAATTCAAGGCGACCATTTCTAACTATCGGCTGAACCAAAACCGTATGGAATAACTTGGCTAATTTATACCATTCTTTTTGTTTTAATTCGATATTCGAGCTCTCGTATAACTCCTGTAATTTTACATTCTCCGATTCAACCTCAAGCTCACGGACTACATCACCCTGATAAACCATACATATTTTATCAATTATCGTCCGCATTACAGGTAAATACAACAACTGAAATACCGCTATGTCATCACTTGTAAATGTCCGTCCGAGCGCTGTGTTCAAATATCTCTCAATATCCGATGCGTTACCGTTGTAAAAGTCCCACATCTTTTGCGCTAATTGTAACCGCACGCTTTCGTTTGCGCTCTCAAAATTTAAGTTAATCGTTGCAGGTAAAAGACTGAAATAGCTGGCTAATTTCTGTATGATTCCGTTATCCATTCCCGAACCTCGTATATTCTCTTGACTTAACTGGATGTAAAAATGTGATTTTATAACCGACTGCATCGCTTGCGTGTGTTCTTTCCCCAGCGCTTTCCTTTGAACTTGTCAGCATTTCCATATCTACTCTCTCAAGGTCTTTCATTAATTCAATACAACTTTTTGAATGTCCAAAATGTTTTTTGCCATCTGCACTCCGCAATCGGGAATTGAAGGCGTTGACTCTATCCAATATGCGTGGATTACTTCTAAGTTTAAACTCACTGTTCCATCCTGCAAATTGGTCACGTATGATTTGCCAACTACTCGCAATAGCTGAAACGTCTCTGGATTTTGAACTGGTATAGTCGCCGTAAAATATGAGCTTATGACTTCGGGCTTTTTCTCCGAGCTTACCTGTGAGTTTATCTTTGAGTCCTGAACACATTTTCCATATATCGGTCTGTTTCTGAACCAACTCATCAAATTCGTATGTAAGCTCTTCAGTATCCTGCCCAAGCTCCCAAATACAAGGAGTGATGTTGAAATCACAAGAAACGGAAATAGGTAAAGCAGGATTAAAGGGCTGCTCAAAGCAATGAGCGTCTTTATCATAATATACATAAGCCCGTCCTTCATAGCTTACAAACTTCCCTTCGTATTCTTGTTGATAAGTCCGGGTGTCCATAAGTGCATAGTCTTTTGCAACCTCAAGCGGGTCCATAACATCACTTGAGTCCCAGCAGTAGTCTTTCCATTCAGGGTCGGTTTTCCCACGTTCGCATAATTCTTGGTAGAAATTCTTGCCATACGGTCGCCCCTCAAACATAGCCCAGCCGTGAGTATCTCTAAGTATCGGCATAATCGAATTATCAATGATTTGAGGCTTGCAATGAGGTGTTTCAGTAATAAGACAACCCTTTCTTCGTTTACCTTCGATGCGTGTCGGTTCGTCAAGCCCATATAAGCTGATTTCAGAGCCGTTTTTAAACCATATCGTAAGCTCCGTTTCAGAAGGTTTGCCGCGTAAAAATATTTTAGGTGCAAGCTCTTTAAGGTCATTCCAAAGTATATCCTTGCACTGTGAACGTGTTGGAGCACCTGCAAAGAACGATTCATTAGGCGTTTGAATAGCTGCCACAATAAGCGTTCGTTTGCCGATTTCAGTCTTATAGCTACGCCGTCCTGCATGACAGGTTTTAAAGCGTATGTTATCATTCCTGAATTTGGTTATTATCGGATGGGATTCTACCCGCACCGGCAACTTGAACCAACGCTTTCCCAAATAGGGTTGCAAGGTCGTTAAATTTATTTCCATCGTCCTCTGTTAAGAATGAAGGTTCTCTTTGGTTTAAATATTGTTTACCCAACCAGATTAACATCGTTGGATTGAGCTTATCTATCGCTAATTTGATTTGTGATTCGGAGAGTTTTAAACACAATCTTGAATTGCCTTTTTTATAAGCGGCACTAAATTGCTCATTTTCAGCCATATTTCGCTTAATAGTTTCGATTGAACACTCAAGGTATGATGCCATTGTTTCTTGTGTGGCTTTGAAATATCCCATAAGCTCGACTTGTTTTAAATCGAACTCTAATTTCGGTCGCCCTGCTTTAGTCTTTGGTATTCTCATTCATCTTTCTTAAAATGAAAAAGCCAACATCCCGCTGCGCGCAGAACATCGGCTTTATAAAATATATATTTCGCAGGATCTATCCTGCTTCGAAGTGAATATACAACATTTTTAAATTGATGTCAAGTGAAATGATAACTTATTTTTTATGTGGTAAAAATAAATAAACCGCAGACTCTTTTACAAATCTACGGCTTATTGCCTTACCGAACCTTACCTGACCGTACCGAACCTTACCCTACCTAACCTCGCTCCACCTAACCCAACCAAACCGCACCAAGCCCTATTTAATTTCTTCAAACTTTGTTATCATAAACCTTCCAAACTTCGGACGGAAATCTCCAATTCCAATATATTGCCCAGCATCAGTCAAGATTTGGTTTATTACATTCATAGGTATTTGTTCGTCCATAACTATAATTTCAAAATCTAATTCCCAATTTTTAAATATCGGACGTTCCCTCATTATGCGTGAACGGTTAATAATTACAGCTCTTCTGTCAACCTCATAATCTTGAATTTTGTGTGGAATACAATCGGGCTGAATTACTATGGCGCTTTTAAATAAATCCTTATATGTTTTTTTCCCTCTGCCACCGATTTGATACTTAGCTGCAGACTTAACCATAGCCCCTTCAATATGTGTTGATGGTTGGTAAATCGTTCCATCACTTAAGCGGTATAAAGCTAATTCCGATTCACCACTAAAATCTCTTTTACCCGATACTTTTTTAGGTGCTTCATCTTGTTTCTCATCAGCAAATCTATGTTGCAATAGAGAAGCAACTCCTTTAATTGTTACGTTGATTTTAAACATATCCTTACCTTTAATTTAGTTATTGTTATTATTTTTACTTTCAACTTCTTCTGTTTTTAATATTCTGTTTTTAATCACCACACTTTCCTCTTACTTTGTTCATAAAATATCCCAATGCCTCGATACTCATCCTTTGATAAAATATACTGTGCAATAATTCTTTCGCTTTTATCAATTCGCCAGATTCAGCAAGATTATCAACCTCATCAAGTCCATCGTCAATTCTTTTTATTTCTTCTGATATTTGTTTGTCGTCCATTTTATTTATTTCCTATTTGTCTTTATTAAATGTTCGTTCGGTGGAGATGGTAACGGCATCCAAAACATAACATCAATTTCTTTTTCGCAACCGTCAAAATTCCACGCTTCTTTCCACACACCATCCCGGGCGGAATACTTCCCCAATTCACACGAAACCGATATGCCGTCGGATGAATAAATAACATCCTCGTCCTCTTCGGGTAATTCTTTTTTGGCATCTCGCCATCTCATATCTGTCATATTATTTTTCCTTTCTACTTTTTGGTATTATTAATTCTCTAAAAGATAAATATATTTTTTCAATAATAAACTTTAACTCTTCATTCTCTTTCTCCAACTCGGATATACGCTGTTCATTCTCTTTCTGGAGTTCAAAGGTATAGAGAGCAATACTAAACAATGCTTCGCTTTGCTTACCTTTATCACCACCTACCCAAAATAATATATTGCTCTCAAGCATTTCTCTGGTCATATCTTTTTTCTTTCTTAATATACAAAATTATTTAATAAAATTCTGTGGCGACAATGCTTTGGGAAGCGGAGGAAGTCCTTTATTCTTTGCAAGGAGGTGTGCAAAGATTCCACAGATAGATTAACCATTTTTTCGCCTTGCTTCTTTGATAATCTCCTGCCACTCTTCAACAGTCCTGTTTAATTCAACCTTGACAGGTGGTTTAGTTCTAACCTCATCCTCAAAACTACGCTTGACTTTCTTCTTTTTGATTTGCTGATAATAATGATGTTTCATTTATCTCCTTTTATAAAATGCCACTTTGCAATTATCCATAGTCTTTGTATCAATGCTCTAAGTCTATGCTTGTTTTGTTCATATTCGAGGTCAAGCCATCCGTCTGCATGCAACATAAATCCACACCGAGCACACTTAGCATGATTCCCGTCTGGTAACCACAACCACGTTGATAATCCTTTATTGCGTTTACGACAGCGTTTACATGGACACGTCAATTCAGTCCCACATTCTG